TACACCTGTAGAAAGACTTGCGTTTAAAAAGACACTTGCGCGAGCAGTTGCCTTACTTGTCCATGTAGCGTCCGTTGCAATCACATATAACTGACTAGGATCGTCATTTATAAATGCTTTAACCGGATGATTACTATCGGCACCTGATCCGGGCCAGTAGTTGCTCCACGTTGTTTTTCCAGTGACGCTAGAGACATACTCGCATCCTTGAAACACACCTAGATGACTAACAGTTCCACCAGCGGCATTTCCCGTTTGGTCAATATACCCAGAAGCAAGGGGGATGACTACTTGGCCGTGGTAAAGCTTGTTAGTATTTCCATTGGCGATTTCATATGGAGTATAGCCTGTAACACCAGTGGAATTAGCACCTCCGCCCAATTTGCTTATAGGGCGTAGGCCAAAACTTCCATTAATATTAGCCATTTAATTTTCTCCTAGTCCTCATTTTGAGGACCTCCAAAAGTTACACTTGAACTCCTATCAGGTCTGCTGATAGGCATTGCTGGATGTTGTTCGCGAGCTAACTCGTTATCAACAGCCTTCATTTGATCTTGAGCTAGTTGCTCAAAATAGTTTGTGCGCGACTCAACCGTTTCAAGAGGAACTCTTGCTAGAAGAAGTCCACCTACTCCAATAACCCCTGCGTGTTTACCGTCATCAACGGTGGGGATATCAAAATCAGGGTACTCTTCTCCACGAACCAACTCATAGCCCTCACGTGCTCTGGCTGATATGTTTTTTCTGTCATCAAAGCCCATAACACTCTCTCTGATCCATCGGTGTTTATAACCTTCCGGGGCAGGGGGAGCATCAAGCATTGATGGCGGTCTCCAAGGTTCCTTGCGTGTTTCCTTTACACGGGTTTCGTTAGCGCGGGGCGTCCTAGGTGTCTTTTGGCGAGCTGCGGTCTCTTGTGTCATGATTAACTCCTATTTTACGTATTTTGCGTATTCTTCAAGTGGTACATTTAGCTTTTTCGCAATAGCAACTTGAGAAGGCGTTAATCGCACAGTTTTTCGTCCACCTCTATTGCGGGATGCGGAAGTTTCGGCTGACGCAACCTTTTTACTTCCACCCGTTCTTTGCTTACTTCCAAGTTTATGAGGAAACTCTTCCACAAGTCTTTTATCAAGTTCAGAATAATACTCCTCTGACTGCGGGTCAAATTGTTCATCCTCAACTAAACGTCGATGCACGCCAAAAGCGGCGTATGTCATAACTTCATCAGTGCCAAACCACTCATTTTTAGCGGCCCAGTCTTCTGCTTTAGGGTCAGGTTTTACTGGTTGTTGCTGGCGCACAGGTTGCGGAGCGGGTTGCTGTACCGTTTCTTCCACTTGCTCCTTTTCTGGTTTCCGCAATTTTCCTTTTTCAATAGCAAGTTCTGACAGAGCTTCCTGAACGTCAACTATCTTATCAATATCGCCTGTTTCATGGGCTTCTTTAAGAAGTTGCTTTGCAGACTGTATTTGAGTAGCTACTCTAGTGCCAAATTCTTCTTGAAAACCTTGATCCAAGGAGTTTAAACGTTTCTTAAGATCTTCGTTCTCGTTCCGAACATTTTCAGCGTATTGAACGGCGGATTGTTTTTGGCGTTCTTCTTCCCGCATACGCTTTGTAAGCTTATCTATGCGGGTTTTGACACCAGAACTGTATTCTTCTAGTTCCTCCGAATCGGCGGGTTCCTCCGCCTTAACTTGAGGGGCCGACTCCTCCGAATCCTCTTGAATATCCACATCCACAGAAGACTCTTCTAAGTCTCCCACTTCTATGTCTTTTTCTTCACTTACACTCATAGCGTGATCTCCACGGGTTATTTCTATACATGTTTAATGTCATCAGGATCTTTAATAGTGGCAATGACTTCGTCATCATTGATAATACGTACTTCTCCACCGTCGATCTTAAATCGAGCACCGGCATATCTGCCAATACACACCCAATCACCTTTCTCGCACCACGGCGAGCCATCTTCTCCAAACTTGTGAGAGTCTTGGTACGCCAAGGGTCCAACCTTTAAGACATACGCCACAACAGTAGCTAATGCTTCACGGTCTCGTACTTGATCTGGGATTAGGATTCCACCGTCACTGGTTGCTTTGCCTGCATAAGGCATTACTAAAATGCGCCAGCCTGTGGGTTGAGGTAGTCTTTCGCTTAACGATACATCTAGCAAAGAAGGATCGAGAACTCTTTCGTCGTTCTTGACGTAAGCTGTCTTTAATTTCTCTTTCTCAGCTATATGTTCGGGAACATATAGGGTATTACTCATTCTAACTCCTGTTTCTCTAAGTGGTCCTTAATTTCTTGCTCTGCATATTCAAGTCCTTTCAACTCACCTACAAGTTCTCTGTAAGTCTCTAAGTCTCGAGGTCTTCCGTGAAGGATAGCGTCCTTAGTTAGTTCTGCACGGCCTTGAATTGATTTGAGGATGTTGTACGCAAAAGTAGTAGGGTCGCTCATTAATAGACGCCCTTGAAATTCCTACCTTTGATTGCTGCTCCACCCATATTCATCTTTTTAACTTTTCCGTGCATTCCACCATGCACGTAACCCATTTCATCGTCCATTGTTCCGCCCATGTTTCTTTCAACAGGGGGCTTAAACGTACCTTCACTAAGGGCATCCCTAAAATCCATTGGCTTAGGGACTACCACAAAGGTGCCGTCACCATTCGGGTTCGGCATTACGTCACCGTCCATCGATTGAGCGTAAGCATCAGCCTCCGCCTTTTTTACATATGAGACACCTTGGGGCATTAGAATATCCTCGTTTTACTGGCGATACCGCCATCGTTGCGTTGTATGTACTGTTGTGTAGAAGATTTAGGCATAGTGTAAGACTTCTTCGTTGCGCTGCCTCCGTAGGCGTATTTCTTTTTAGGCTTTATAGCGTCAATTTCGTCATTGTAAACCGTTACATCACCGTCCACATATACTTTAGGCTTAACCATTTCGCCTTCTCTGTTTTCAACTTGAGGAAGCTTTATCGATTTCTTTTCTTTTTGTGGTGGTTTTCTTCCAGGTTTTACCCCTTCTAACTTTTTAGTCGTCTTTGGTTTGTCCGCCGCTTTTGCTGATGATACTACATCTTTCGGTTTTTCTTTATCCTTCCCAGCTAGATAACCAATCGCGCCTCCACCCAATGCCGAACCAACCGCAATCTTCTTTACTACCTTACCAACCCCTTTTTGAGACATAGATAGAGGCGTGATTTTATCACCGCCTAAAAGCTTATTGGCCTTTGCTTTAGTAAGTTTTGCGACTTCTTTCTTAGAGGGTAGTTTTTTAACAGCTTTACCTACACCTTCTTTTAAAAGTTTCTTAACCAAAGGTGCCGCAGCCTTATATACTTTTCCGCCTATGCTAATAACGGTGGCTAGTCCTGAAACTATGACGGGCGCTACCATTAGAACGTTCCTTTACCATCGTTGTCGTTATAGGTAAAACCTTTAACCTGGACGGGAGGGGTGCCCTTAATACGCGCCATGCCACCGTCTGCATAGCCCAGGCCTCTAAAAGAATCTTCTTGAGGCTGCATTGGACTGGCGCTTCCGCCACCCTGGTATTTGTTCATCTTTTTCGCTTTTTTCATGAGAGTTTTTGCCTTTCCATTAGAAATACCCATTTGCTCAGACATCTGCTTAATACCAGCCATTACGACCTCTTCCTTTTCTTAGCAGTTTTAGCGGATTGTCTAAACGCTTTGTTTGTTGGTGCGCCTTTAGAACCCTTATCACGCATTTTTTCTCCGGAGCCTCCAGCTATACGTTTGCGTTTGGCGGCTATATTAGCGTACAGGCCTTCTTTACTCATGATTACAATTCCCACAAGAACATTCAGAACAATTAATAACATCACAATGGCAGTTATGTCCACAGTCAATGCATTGGACCTCTTCGGTTTCCGTTTGTTTTAACATTTCCATCTCTTCCTTGCTTGACGTAATCTGCTTTTTGGGTTGCTTGCCGCTTTAGGAAACTGTTTCATCTGTCCAGCAGATCTAGCGCAATAAGATTTTCGTCGCTTTGCTGACTTACTTCCTGGCTTTACTTTTCCCGTAACTGCCGTCTTTAACTTAGATCCCGGGTTCTTACTGCGGTATTCTTTGACACCCTTAGCTGTCATTCCTGCTCCACTTTTGGTGGAACGATAGTTCGCTCTTTTTCCTGTAGTGGTTCTTTTAATGGGAGTTTCTTTTGATCTTGCCATAACTGTATCGGGTGCCCCCATTTGTTCCACGTGAAACAATCAAAAAATAAACCGAACGAAAACACTAGTTGCCGCGACCAGCCGTTCCTTGATTAATCCTCTCCAGGTTAACATCCGCCCTCAATAGAGCGATATCCTCTTGAGAATCAATCTTGTCGCGAGCTAGTTCCAATCGTTCTTCTTCCCTACCTTCTTCAAACTCTTGCTTAACAGCAAACTCTTGAGCTTTTCGCTGAACATCCATTGTCTTAATGTCTAGCTCCTTTGAGCGTAGTTCAACTAGCGGATCTACAGGGCCTTCAGAAGGAGGCATAATAGCGGCCATAACTTCTTGAGTGTACTGAGCTATCAATTGAGCTACTTTTGCTTCCACATCCATCGGAGGAGGTTGTTGACCCATTTGCTGGGCTTGTTGACCCATTATAGTCATTTCGGCCATAGCAACACCTCTAGCTTTAAGTGCTATGTGTTCGCACAGGTGAGCTTGCAGTAACCCAAATATAGGTGGGGTAGTGGATGGTATAGGTGTCATCATAAAGGCTATGTGCGCCTGTATATGAGCGTCATGATCCTGTGTTGGAAAGGCCTGAAGCATCTCTTGGATGACCGCTCTGGCATTCTCTATACCAGGGTCCATGGGTTGAGGCGTTGGGGGTGGAGGTAAAATAGCATCTATGTTCTGAACCCCTATTGCCTCATATATACGCTTATACGCTTCGTATAAGTTGTGCATTTGCGGATTAGTCTGGGCAAGCTCTAACTGAGTCTGCGCCAAGGCTAATCTTTGCGACATTGAAAAGATATTAGGGTCGGATACAGGTACAACGTCTATACGATCATCAAAATCAGCCTGCTTTATACTCGCATCGGCCCCATGTATGTTATAGGGGTAAACAGGAGGCAAGGATTCAGAAAAAATCTTAGCCAACATCTTGAACTCAAGCTTTTGAGCGTAATGTAGTCGTTTATGTATAGCGGACATGACCTTAGAGCCGCGCTCAAGCAGAGCAACAGTCGTTCCAACTGCCGCTGATTGATTTCCATCGCCTACCTGTAGGTCTGCAATAGCCGCAAAGCGTCTTCCAGCTTCTACAACAAAACCTAGCAGTTGCATTAAGGTCTGACTTGGTTCCTTGTACGGAAGCGGCATGATGCTGTCTCTAAGAGCACCACCGGGGACATCAATATCACGAAACTCGCCAGGAGAAAGAGGTTCGTCAGCATCACGAATCCGAATACCGCGAGCTTTAAAACCAGCAGGAAGGTTAGCCAAAGTGCCTGCATCGATTAATTGCCTCAAAATAGCTGTTGCAGAGCGACCTAGCCCTCCAATCATGTGTAAAAGCCCAAATCCGTAAAAACCTAGGCCGGGAAGGAACTTGTAGTGGGTAAAATAGGGTACTTTCTTATAATACTCATCGTTTTCTACCCAGTTACGGCGAATTGACAGTACAGTAGAACTTCCCTCATCTATCGTAACGATATAAGGGAGCTTAATACCTGTTACTTCGTTGTCTATAGGGCTTCGGTGCTCGAAACCCTCCAAATCTAGGTCTACGTGCATCTCTAATAAGGTGCAATCGTCACTTTCGGAGGTTTTAGAGATACCCATAAGGCTTCGCTCTTTATCACGAAGCTCATCGTCACCCTCATAAGGGTCTAAGTCTACATCTCTATAGAACCCAGCCGCTTGAAACTTGCGTACAGAGTTCTCTGACATACGAGTTATGTGTGTTATGCGGGATGCTGACTGTAAATCTGTTGCGTTATACGGAACTACAAGGTCATCCGCAGCCACAAACCGCGAAACGGCACGATCTAGGATGTCGTCAAAGTATGTTTTCTTAAAAGCACTGCCTGCCAGCGGGAGATAGAACAATAAACGGTCCATTTCGGGATCGTACTCTTCCATAACATTAGTTATCTGGTAATTCATGAAGTTTGAAACACGCTGAGACTGGGCCTCAACGTCTGGAGAAACCGCACCCAGAATCAAAGTCTTAACAGGGCCTGAACTTGGTAGTAGTTCTTTATAAGCCTGCGCCTGAAACTGAGTAACCGCTTCTGCTATAACAGGATGCGTAACACCACTGGAACCACGGAAAGGCTCCTCTCTGTCTTCATACTTAATGCCTAGTAAATCTAATCCGTTACGATACGTATCTTCCCAATCGTCGCGGCTTGTCTTGTCATCTTCGTAAAAACTTATTAACTCTGATGAGATATCCATTAAAAGGCGCTCATCAAGAAGTTCAGCTAGGTTTGCGTCCTGGTCAGCGAGTAACTCTTCTTGTATAGCGTCCTCAAAGTTTAATGTAACAGACCCATCTTCTTCTTCTATAATTTCTGACGGTTCTTCAATAACCTCAATCTCTATATCATCCTCATCGTCTTGAAGAAGATCTTCGAGTAAACCTTGTGCCGGTATTGCGGCGTCCATGAGGGAACCAGGTGTGTCAGCCATTATTTAGATACCTTCTGAGAGCCAAAGAATGATCCTGTAACAGGTAAGCTTACGGGGTGCTGGTAACAAGCCTCTGGGTTTCCTTGTCCCGCTTC